GGTATATTCCCAATCAAGAAATTTGAATGAATCAAATTTTAATTTGAAAAGGTTGAAAATGGCTAAAGAAAGAACGCAGGTTGCAATTCCGAAGTCCGCAGATGAAAATTTGGAAAAGTTAGCTGAAAAAATGGATATGCCCAAGGGAATTGTCGCAGGTCAAGCAATCAATGAACTTGCAAAAAAGGTCTTGAAATAAAAATGACTCGTCCGTTGAGCAAATTTGCGAATTTCGTTTCCGTGAACATTTTTCACATGCGACAAATCGCAATCACCATGAATGATGAACAATTCGGAGCATGGTGTCGGAAGGCAATTATTGACATGTCCGCAGGTTGCATCAACGATGACGTTGACCCAATTGTAAAAGCTGCTTACGATGACGCATATTCCGCAATGGTCAATGAACAGGAACGGAAACGGGCTTCATACGAAAGACGGAAAAAAAATCCGTCAACGTCAAATGCGGTTGCGCCTGTTGGGGCTAAAAAACGGAACGATCAACTGATTTGGGGACGTTTTGAAAACGTGTTCCTTTCACAGGATGAATACAACACACTCGCAACGGACTTCGGTAATGTCAATTTCCTAAACCAGACGATTGACCAATTTTCCGCTTCATTGGCTGACGGGAAGGTTGATTCAAGAAATCATTTCGCAACGTTGACACGTTGGATAGCATGGCGAAAGCAGAAGGCCGAATCAGAACAGAACCAACCGAAATATGAAACTGTTTCGGAACACAATAGGCGTGTTGTTGAACAGGGAAAAGAATTCACACGAATATTGAAAGAACAAGGATTGATCGGATGATTTCGCAGAACATAATTGACAGAATCACGGAAGAGATGTCCTTGTGCTATGAATCAATAGGACGTAAAGCCCCGGACTCCGTTTCAATGGTTGCCGTTTCAATTGCTGATGCAATTTCATTCAGCGATGAGGAACAGGTTCACGAAACATTCAAACGTGCGAAGGACATTGAACCGATACCGTCACAACGCACATTGAAGGAATGCTTCAAGAATTTCGGTGAAGAAGTAATGAAATACGATGCGCATCAGGCCGATGACTTGACCTCCATTGAATACTCCGATCCACGTTCCGCATGGTTGCCGAAAGAAGATGTGAAGAAACGTGTGAATCTGATGAACGCCATCAAGAACTATTGCGATGCGGTGGGAGGTCGGATGGCATATGAATACATCCAGACGCACAAATGCACGGTTGAAAAACACGGTGATCGCAAGGTTGTAAAATGGAAGAACCCGGATGCGGTGGCAGCATTTGACAATCCTATAAAGGATTATCTGCTATACCTGTACAAGAAATATTTGACGCATACGCAACAATATAAAGGTTTCCCGGAAGGCGCATTGTTGAATCTAGGAATGACACCGCCAACCATTGAAGATTTAAAAATAATGCTGAAGGCCGAAGGGGTTATCAAATGAACATCACGGAATACAAATCTGCGGAATTCTGGACAAGGGAATTCATGAAAAACGAAATGAAGAAATATACGGAAAATTGCGAACCGAAAAGAATGATGACAATCGTTGAATTACTCGGATGGCTTGTTGTCGGAATCTGTTTCATCGCTGCATTGTGGTTCGCATGTTTCGTTGATTGCACAATGTTTATCAAATAGGAGAAAATATGGCACAGGATATTGACAAATATAAATCCAGAAAGTCAAAAACAACGTACATCGTAAGCATTGAGGACGGTAAAACGTATTTGACCGTTGAAGGCGAAATGTCAACGAATCGTGACGTGATCAAACAGATTGAAAATGTCAGTTCCAACAATTACGATGTCAGCACAACCGCATGGATCGCCCGTCAATTGGCCAATTCGTTTTAGGCAATGACGATGAAAATATCACAGAATGCACAAATAAAAAAGGCTCTTGAAGAAGGCCGAAAAATAACACCGTTGGATGCGCTGAATGAATTTCATTGCTTGCGCCTCGCATAACGTATTGCCGATCTGAAGAAAACGGGAATGCACATCGTTTCACGGATGCGTTCTGAAAACGGGAAAAAATTTTGCGAATACTCACTCAAAAAGTAAAACTGAACATGAACATTGATGCTGCAATGATTGGCGCAATTATCGCCTTGGTCGCATTCGTCATCCATCTGGAAATCCGAATGAACCGTCTTGAAATGACGTTCGTTGAAATCGTACAGAATCTCTGCTATGAAATTGAACGTGAACAGAATGAAAACAACGATTCCAAGGAGTCAAAATAATGACCCGTGAATTGACAAATTCCATGCGTTCATCGTGGAACGCATGCCACAGGAAATACAAGTTCTCATATGTTGACATGTACAAGCGAGCCCGTACATCGGACGCATTGACGTTCGGAACCGCATTTCACTCAATGATGGAGGTTTATTGGCTCAAGGCTATAAACGAACCGAACAAATCCGACATCAGAATTGCGGATGACATCATCGCAATCGTTGAAAAATACGAAATTGACAATGACAACGCATTCACGGCAAAGACCTTGCTCGCCCTGTTTGATGGATATGTCGCAAAGTATCTTGACGATGATAGAAATAGATTCGCCTGCGTTTCCGTTGAACAGTATTTCAAGACTGACCTCCTCAACCCGGAAACGAACGGGAAATCCAAAACATTCAGCCTTGCAGGAAAAATTGACGGTATCATTGCCGACAAGTCAACGGGCGAAATTCTGATCCTTGAACACAAGACCACATCCGAAGATATTGACCCAACGTCAAATTATTGGATGAAACTTCCGATTGATGGGCAGGTTTCCGGGTATTATTTGGGCGCAAAATCGCTTGGATATATTGCGGAGGCGTGTCTATATGACGTGATCCGCAAGCCGACAATCAGACCGTCAAATTCCGTTCCCGTTCTGGATGAAAACGGGTTGAAGGTTGTTGTTGATGCTGACGGGAACCGTGTTTTCAAGAAGGACGGGACACCACGTCAAAGCGAAGATACGAAAAACGGATTTTACATGCAGAAGCGTGAAGAAACCGCTGATGAATGGTTTGAACGCCTTTCCGCTGACATCGCATCCAACCCGGACAAATATTTTCAGCGAATGGATATTGCACGTTCCGAAACAGACCTGCAGGATTATGTGTTTGACATGTGGTCATTGTCAAAGGAATTGATTGAAGCTGAAAACACGGGTCATTTCTCACGAAATCCGAACAACTGCAGCAATTACGGTGGATGTGAATTCTTTGACGTTTGCACAGGTTGCGCAAGTCTGGATGATGAAATCCTTTTCGTGAAAAAAGAAAAAACGAACGAGGAATTGTGATGAATCTCAAGCGCATTGAACGTGGATGGTCAGGTCATTTCATTTGCGCAATCAAATGTCAATGGCACAGGAACACCCTTGTAATTGACGAAGAATCAAACAAGGCCATCGTGATTTCATCTGTCGGTCAAATGCCGAATCCGATGAACGAAGGGAAATATTCAGAAATCGGAGCAGGCCGATATTACGAAACGATGATTTTCAAGGCCGTGTTTGATGGCGATTATTGGGAAGCCGATGTCAAAAACCAGATTTTCACGGAGAACGATTGGATGGTTTCGGATTATCCGAAAGGAACGGTTGACTTGAAGGCCGAACAAATCCACGAATCAAACGTTGAATTCGTCATCGCAAATTTTGAAAAACTGATTGAACAATAAACACTCAAAGGAACATAAAAATGAATCTACTCAAAAATATCAAAAAGGGGCTGTCCAACAAACCGCCACGAATCATGATGATCGGTGTTGAAGGTGTCGGAAAATCCTCCGCAGGCGCACAGATGCCGAAACCCGTTTTCATCTGCGGTGAAGATGGCCTTGTCGGTAAACAGTTTGAAAATACCGCATCGTTCACGCCCGGCAATTGGAAGGAAGTTCTGGATTTCTGCGATGAATTGGCAACAGAAGCAACCGATTTCAAGTCCGTTGTCATTGATACGTTGGATTGGATTGAACCAATGTTGTACAAGGCCGTTTGCGAGAAGTACGGCAAGGGTAAGATTGAACATATTGAAGATTTCGGTTTCGGCAAGGGCTATAATCTAGCACAGACGGAAGCCAACCATTTGATTTATCGCCTTGAAAAGCTGAACAAGGCAGGTTTCGCCATCATGATTTTGTGTCATTCGCAGATCAAGGCGTTTAATAACCCGGAAGGCGATAATTTTGACCGTTACGAGCCGAAGGTCAACGGAAAGATTGTCGGCAAGTTCAAGGAATGGTGCGATTGCGTTCTGTTCGCCCAATTTGACATGTACACCACGAAGGATGGCGGTTTCGGCAAGGCAAAGGCCTTCGGTGGTCAAAACCGCATTGTCCAGACCACACACTCGGCTGCATGGGATGCGAAAAACAGATTCGGCCTCCCGGACGTGATGCCGTTGGACATGGGCGAAATCATCGCTGCAATCGAACAGGGGCAGCCGAACGTGAAATCCGTTGACGATATGGTCAAGGAATTGGAATCGTTGATTCCGTTCATGCCTGCGGATCAGCAGAAGAAAACGGTTGATTGGATGAAGAAGGGCAAATACACCCCGGAAGCCTTGGCGCAGGTCATCAACAAGGCACGTTTCAACGCCAAACAGACAACGGAGATGAACATCAATGACGGTGAAAATCACGTTTAAACGGGTCGGGTCGTTGCATGTGGCGAACATGAACAGGGAACCGACAAAAACCAAAACAGAAAGAACCCCAAAGGAAGTCAAAAATGACGAAAAAGGAAACCATTGAACTTTAAGCCCGTCTTGCGCATGTCGCACGGGAATTCGGAATCACCATCACCAACAAGAAAGGAATGATTTAAGATGGCAACATACAAGGCAATCATTATCGGCAATGGCCTTGCCGAATCCAAGGAAAAGCACACGCCTTCGGTACGTCTGCAGCTAAAAACCCTTGTCAATCTGGAAACAAAACAGTATGTTGAACGCACGTTCTATGCTGATTTGTGGTTGTCCGACAATGCCAAGGATCGCACCGTTGACACCCTCCGTGCAATCGGCTATGAAGGCAATTCCATTGCGGAACTGAACACCCCGTGTCTTGTCGGATATGAAGTGGAGGTTTCCACGTTAATGGATGAATACAACGGGAACATGACGGAAAAGGTGAATTTCGTCAATGCGGTCGGTTCGTTCGCAAAACGTGGCGTGAAACCCCTTGACGAAAACGTGACACGGAATCTTGCATCCCGCTATGATTCGTTGTTCCGCAACAAGAAACCGACCGCAAAACCCGTCATCAACATGGAAGCGGTCAAGAATGCACAGGTGCAGCAGAACGCCAAGAATGCACCGCAGAACGCATATTCCGCACATGGCGCACCGAATGCGCCGACATTCAATTCACAGGAAGATGACCTCCCGTTCTAACCTGTAAAAACGCCCAGTTTTGGGCAATATGGCAGGTGGTTCAAATGGAAGAATAACTCCGTGGAGGTTGATAGATGTCGGTTCAAATCCGACCCTGCCACGAAGGGCAAATCCGGGAAGCCCAGAATTCACGGAAAAAATCAAAAGGGAAAAGGACTCACGGATGAACAGAAAATCCGTTCGGTATAACGGCAGAACCTCCGAATGAATAAAGCATGTGGTTTCTCGCTTTGTTCGTATCTAAGATGAAACCGACTCAAACCAATTTTTATACAACCACGAATCGCCCCCTATAAAACGGGGGCATCAACGGGCAAGGTGGCTCATGGTTGCAACACAGACACACACGCACTTTCCATGTCACGGTTCAACTCCGTGATGCCCGGATAAATCAAACGAGGATATAATGTCAACCGCATCCAAAATCACAGATTTACACGCACGGGAAATCATGACCGCACAATTCGGTGACGGGAACACGATGACCATTGACGATTGCGCAGTCCTGTTGCACAAGCACAGAAACACAATTTTGAAATGGGCGAGGGCATCCGTTGAGAATAAGCGCAACGGAACGAATGACCCGGATGATTTCCCTGCATTCCAGAACGAACCGCATTCACCGTACACAATCTTTTTTTCCGATCTGAAGATTTGGTGCAACCGAAAGGGGATGCGTTTTTAGAACGGGCTTATCCGTCAATGACAAAACGATTTGACGGTTTGAATTGTGGTTCTTATTCCTAATAAATTACACACCCACAATTCAGCGGACTTTGCGATAGATCATTTCATTTACTTCATCGGTTTCAATCGCAATGTCCGCAAGATTTTTCAATCAATCACAGGAATAAAAATACAGATGTTGAATAATGAATTCCATAAATATGACATGCACCTGTTCCGTGATTCTTTCCAGAATTACAAGGTATATCAAATTCAGAAGGCGCAGATGATCATTGCTGATGTCCCTTACAACCTCGGTTCAAATGCCTATGGTTCCAACCCTACATGGTATATTGACGGGGACAATAAAAAAGGGGAATCCGAAAAGGCCGGGAAGAAATTTTTCAATTCCGAAAACGAATTCAGACCTGCCGAATTCATGCACTTCTGCAGCAAGATGTTGGTTGGCGAACCGAAGGAATCCGGGAAGGCTCCATGCATGCTCCTTTTCTGTTCGTTTGAACAACAATTCCAATTCATTGAATTGGGCAAGAAATACGGCCTGCCCAATTACATCAATTTGATTTTCCGAAAGGATTTTTCCGCACAGGTTCTCAAGGCAAATATGAAGGTTGTCGGATGTTGCGAATATGGCTTGTTGTTTTACAGGAACAAGCTCCCCAAATTCAACAACCATGGAAAGATGGTCATGAACTGTTTTGATTGGGAACGTGACAAAGACACGCCCAAGGTACATCCGACACAAAAACCCGTCCAATTGCTGAAAAGACTGATCGCATTGTTCACGGACGAAAATGACGTTGTGATTGACCCGTGTTGCGGTTCTGCATCCACATTGCTCGCTGCACAGGTTTTGAACCGCAGAAGCTATGGATTTGAGGTTGACAGGAATTTCTTCAACGATGCGAAAAACAAGGTCTTGGAATCGTTTGAACCAGACATGTTCCAAGCTGCCAAATATGCGGAACGTGAAAATGGGGTTGTGAATGGATAATTCCGAAAATATAAAGGTCGCATCCGAATGGTGGCGTGGTTCATCGCCAGAACCGACCAACGAACAGAAGAAACGCCTTGAAAAGACAGGCTAACTCTATAAACGTGATAAACAGGTCACGAAATACACATTCAGCAAAGGAAGATTTGTTTAAATGAAATACGGCATCCCGTACATGGGCAGCAAGAATACAATTGCAGAACAGGTAGTCAAGGCCATCCCACGTTGCGGACGTTTCCTTGATGCCTGTTGCGGTGGCGGTGCAATCATGCAGGCTGCAGCAATGTCTGGACGTTTTGATCATGTTGTCGCAAATGACAATAACCCGGCAATCGTCAAATTGTTGGATGCGATTTTAATTCACAAGGGGCAGATTGACTATGAACATCCGACACCCTGCACTCGCATTGACTTTTTCAATAGCCTTCAGCGCATTGAAAATGGCGATTTCAACGTGCAGGACTGTCTGAACAAATATTGCGCATCGTTCGGCAATGACGGAGCTTCGTATCTGTACGGCAGACACCTTGAGGAAGTGAAGATTTGCGCTGAAAATATGCTGACTGCAGGAACATTGGAACAACGCAGATTGGCATATAAAAAATTTATTGAACATGTCAGTGAAGGAAAATTTGACGATGACAGATTGAACAATCTTTCACAATTGAATCAGATTGAAAGCCTTTCTAAACTTCAGCGATTGGAAAATGTTGAACGTGTTGGACAATTTGAAAATTCGGAACGTCTGGAAAGGCTTGAACGAATAGACAACAATGACATTTTTGAAATTGACTTTTCCGATTTTGATGTGATTTATTTTGATATCCCGTACAAGGGGACACACAAATATGATTTCAAGTTTGATTACGATCGTTTTTACGATATGTTCGCCAATCTTGGTAAACCTGCATTCTTGAGCGAATACAACGCCCCGTTCACATGCGTTCTTGAAATTGACAAATGTTCAAAAATGAATTGCACAGGTTCAACGAAAAAAATTGAATGTTTGGAAAAACTGTATTTCAACGGAACCATTGATGAATACAAGGCGTTGATGGGACGAGAATTCCAACCGATTGGGCTCAATCAGCAACAAACACTATTTGACTGGATGGATGATGCATAAAGAAAAGATTTTACCTACCGTATTGATTCTCATTGACCTGTTTTCAGCGGTTACGTATATAGCACATGGAAACCTCAAAATGTCCGTCTATTGGATCGCTGCAGGCATTCTCACATTGTCAGTCACATGGCTATAAAACAAATGTAAATAATGAAAAAAACAACATCCATAAAACGCACCAAGGCCGAAATCCAACCCGGTATTTCGCAAATATGATGAATTCATGAACATCACTGTGTGCGAGGCTTGCATGGTAAGAACGAGGTTGATGAATGGGAAATGAGTTTGACGGATTCGGCTTTGATGAGATATTCAAGGAAGCCATGCAGAAGGAAAAGCCGACCATAAAGGACATTGCGGATCAATACAAAATCGTGATTGTGAAATGTCCCTGCTGCGAACACAAACTAAAAATAAAGGTTAAGGTATAAATGTAAGTACGAGAAAATCTTGAACAATTTGAGAAGACCTTTGAAGGCGAACACTACTATGTCTGTGCAGAGGTCAACAAGGTAATGGATGCTATTGAAAGTCGCATCGTTCGCCAGGCTTCTGTGATTGCCGAACTGCACAAGAGATTTGATGGTAATTTGGAATTTTGGAGCGAGGAAAATTTAAAACTTGAGCAGACGTTTACCATAATCAATGCGGAGCAGCAGAAGCGCATCAAGGAACTTGAAAAAAGATTTGTACACTCCCTGTGGTTGTACAACAAAGTTGCTTAATAGGATTAACAACTTTGTGACGGATGACAAGAACGCACAAAATCTGATTGAAGATTGCTACAAGTGCATCCAATCTTTGCTCTTGCAACAGCCCAAGTGGATTAGTGTAAAGGATAGGTTGCCGAAGACTAACATGGATGTTTACTGCGAGGATGGTCAAGTTCACTTCCATACCAGTTATGGATGGAGCGACCAAGAGCCTCATCACTATTTGCTAGATTGCAAACTACCAACCACCGAGGAATCCACGGCAGTTGAGGAGGGATAGATGACTGATGAAGAGATAATTGCTGAATTAAAAAAAGAACCTGCAACAGAATTAAAAAGACTTCAATCACTTCCTCTTGAAAAAAAGATTGAACATTCTGTAAATAGAATCAAGGAGTTTTACG